CTATATGCCTTAGTTCATCTGTTATTGATTTACCTCTAGACGATTCATACCATTGACCAAAAGTTAATAATTTTTTTTGATAAGTTTCAATGTGATGAAGATCCACTCCTAGCAATAATAATTGTCTACAATAGAACGAACAATAATCCCTATACTCCAATAACAAATTATCTCTATCAATTTTCATTTGATGATGGATCGACTGGTGGTGCCGCTGGCACAGGCGGGGATAATTCGTCCTTAATCAACTTCTGAATTTTAGCCTGTTGAGTAGCAAATGCTGTTACATATACCTTCATCTCTCTTTCAAACAGAACTAATTTTTCTCTTAAATAGTCATAGAACTCAATTTCTTTGCGAACTTCTTTCGAGAATTCGTCCACTGGTATCATCTTATCTTTGTATGTAAAATGTTTGGTTTTTTCGATTTCCATTTTGATCCTTTATTTGTCAATGGTTACATATGATTCTAAATCATCACTCATCAAATTCTGCATAAATGAAGTCATCTTTGATAACTTGTCTATGTCAGATTTTATTTGTTGCTCTTCGTATTGTAAAGTATTATTGACACCCGTGTCAATGTCAAGGAATTCTGCCACCAGTGGATTATGTGTTATTCGTTCATCATCGTCTTCAGTTACCATTCCACTTTCTATCAGATGTTTTATGTGCTTCTTTCTATCCGATAATGATGCAACAAGTTTCATCGGACCAGCCATATCAGTAATTTTCAGTGTCGATGTTGAATACTTCAACATTGCTTGTTCACCAACGCCGTCAGAATATCTAGTCTTCAAGAAGAATATTAACAATTCTCCTTTCATCTTCATGCTATCGCTCATGAATATGGAGATATAATTGTCAACGGTATTGACTTTGGTGATACCACCAGCAATAACTGCTTGTGTTGGTGCCGCTTCTCCTATAGCATCTCTGGTCTGTTGCGATGCAGATACACCAATCATATCATATTCAAATATTAATTCAGCAAGCTCTTCGGTCTTGTCCTTATCTTGTTCTGATACTGATAGTTGCTTCTTACCACCATTTGGCGACATTTTATCCAAATAGTCTACCAATAAGACATCTGGAACCTTTCCATGTTCAAGTTCATATTGTTTCAAATACGATCTAATATCGTTGGTAGTATGCCTACCAATCATTCTTTTTATGCGTAAAGAACCTACACCATTGTTTCTAGTCTGAATGATACTAGAAACAATTTTTGGAATATTATCTCGCCACTCTTTAATAGAATAGTTTGTTAAGATTGCTGCGGCACGCAGGAAAATCTGATCTTCCGGTAATTCCAGAGATATGTATAAAACGTCTAAACCTTGTAATGAATAATTCACAGCAAGATTGGTCATCATAACTGATTTACCACCGCCAGAATTTGCGGAGAACAGGGTCAACTGTTTTCTAAATAATCCACCACCGAGTCTTTTATCTAAATCTGCAATACCAGTAGTGTATCCTACTGCTTGTTCTTTTAATTTCTCAAATGAGGACTCTGGGTCTTGATAAAAATCCAACCCCAAATCTACGGCTAGCGATATGCTAGTAGCCTTCATTATGGCTTCATATAAAACAGATAGATTTCCCTTATCCACCTCTGGCATGCTCTCAGTCACAGCATTCCTAACCGCTCTCTGTTTACAGAAGAGTTCTATACTATCACACGCAAACTTATATTCACCCTTTGTCACGGTCTTGACGGCAAATGGCTCTCCGTCCACATCAAATTTAGAATTTAATATAGACGGGTCTACGATATCATTATATTTGGAATAATAGTCTTTGATAAAAGCCACGACACCCTTCAGTTTAGGGTGAAAAAATGCTGGGTCTACTATAGAATTACATCTTGTAAAAACGTCTTGTGATGATAGTAAATGTGTTACTATCAATCTCTCTTCTTTTATATTCATTAAGTTCCTTAAGCGTTTAAGGTTTTATCAACGTCCTTAATTGATACCACTTTTGTTGAATTCACTGTAGGAGCTTTTAATTCTTCTATAGCAGATTTTGCGTTCTTCAATTCTTTACGTCGATCTCTTTCCAAGAAAATCCACTGATTTTTTATGCTAGACCATCTATACAATCGCGCAGCAATGTCGGCCCCTAAATTAGTATATGTAAGTCTATGATAATCACCATCTTGTGGAGTTGCTGGAAATTCATCACCTTCCGTATAGGGTAAACCATTTGGCGGTAATGCGTCAATCCCTAAAGCATCGCGTCTTCTATCTAATTTTTGTAGATTCATGAACGGTCTATCATTACTAAATTGTAGCAATTCGTCTGATAGTTTAGGAACATTGGCGAAATCAGAACCCTCTTGAGGAACCATTGTGTTGGCGTCTGCTTTTATTGTTTGTGATATATTGTGCAAATCCTGATACTTTTCATTATTACCATCATATATGTCAGATAGTCCCATAGTATTAATTTTAGCGGTATTTTTTCCGAAAATATCTCTGGTTTCTGTGGACGCCAATGCTGGTGTGCATATTAACATCTGCATGGTAGGTTTCCAATTTGGTGTATAACTATTCACGCTCCATCCAACTGATTGTACTTCTACATACTTCTTTACTGGGCGTAAGGTAGAAGTGTATTGTGTTTCGCTTGGAAGTTCTATTATATCACCTATGACAAATGGTCTACCAAGTCTAGTAACAGCCTGATCAAATGATACCTCTAAAGCATATTCGTTATCATCCATCAATTGTCCCCATTTACCCATAGTGCTTCTCATGTCTAATGGTGTGTATTGGGCCTTTAGTTTTATAGGTAATAGTGCATATTCTATATCTCTATTTTCTAGAAATATTCTATCTTGTATATTGTAAATATGAGTATCTTCATAGTCCATCATCTGTAAAGCCTGAACGCTCCAATAATCGTTTGGACCGCCATTGAATGTTATAGGACGCAATCTCCACCAACGAGATGGTACAGTTTTTCTAACAGAGATCGTCACCAAACCGTCACAGTCAGGTAATTGGACTACTGCCGCTCCATACCATATCACACCATCATTGGAGCGCTCTAGCCTCGCTGTGGTCACTCTGTTGGTTGAGCAATTTTGTTTTATTCTTATTCTTGTTACATCTTTCTTTACATATGTGTCAATACCATAACGAAGGCGACCATTGTCTAAACGAATTGGGCCAAAATCATACCCAATATATGATTTAGCAGCAACATCTGTTCCAAATTCTTGCGATCTCCACTCTGTTATATACTTATCAAATGCATTCAACGGTTCAAAACCCGGTAGATAACTTGAAGCGATTGCTGCTCCACTACCGGTCAAATCTGTCAATGCTCCTTGTTCGTGCACACCTAACATTTTATATACATTTATATCCGCACCGCCAATATTTAAAGCTTCTTCTATTACTGAGGATATTAAACATGATTCTGGTCCAGTAGATAAATCATATCCAGTGCATAAATTGGATGATGGGCATATTACTCCAGATGGTGTTGTTACGCATGATGGAGTACCGCCACTCGTCGGTGGAGTAGTCGCAATTGGACGACCTTGGTCATCAAGTTCACAGTTACCAACCTGAGTTAATGGATCTTCGTTTGTTATCCCACAATCAGCCCCGGATAAATTTAATTCTTGTTTTGGTGGTAGATTACATGATTGACAGTCTGCCATGGGTTATCCTATTATCAACATTGGCGCAGCACCATATTCATGCAAATTCTGCATAGACCAATCGGTTAGCATCAAACGCAGTTCCTGCTTCTCTGTTTCTGCCTGTGTAATCAATTCTTGCGAATTTAAGGTTGTGCTGCCACTTGGTCCCGGTAAAGTCTGGAACTTGCCTCTAATCTGAGAGAGAATCTGTTTAGCTTCTGCAACCGCCCATCTCTGTAACCATAAATTGGTTTGGCGATCAGTCATCAAATCCTGTTCAGTTCTTTCAAATGTTGCATCAACCAAAACTCTTTCATTTCCGGGAATGATTTGCTGTACTTTTAACTCTCTATTATATTCATACCAACTATAAGTTATTTTTGTAGCGAAAAGAGTTTCTAATTCTTCGATATATGAAGCCACTAAATGATATGTTAATATATCGAAAGTTCCCATGGTGTATAATTGTTGAATTGCAGAATATGCGAATAATTCATTATTACCACCCGACCCTATTTTTAACCATCCGGGTTTCATTCTATGAATAGCCATGATATCAACAATTTTATTAAATCCAACACATTTGTTAGTCATTATATAAGTTTGTTGATTCTTCTTTAAATCTAAGAAAAAATATCCCNNACGAACGGCTGCTCCAGAATATTTTCTCAGTTCTGCAAGTGCATTGTTTATACAAACATCAATTTCTTCTTTCTTCAATTCAACTCTAACAGATCCAGCGCCTAGAGTGCTTCTAATTATTGAATGAAGCTCTCTTCTCTCATCTGGTGAACCATCATCACCAACTCCAAGCTGAAGATAGGACTGACCGCCAGCAAGCCCCGATGCTCCAGAAATTGGTTCATAATAGATAACACGCTGCGTCATGTTAGATAATAAATCTGTATTCTCTGTAACTATTTCGACGCCGTATTGGCAACCAGCATCTCTGGTAAAAAATCTAAGTACGCTTCTACCATCTTTCTTAGTAGGAGCTATCAACTCTACATTAGCAATAGACAATTTGACCACCCATGTAGACCCGTTCCAAGAATATAATTTTTCATCTAATACATTGAACCACAATGTTCCCACTGCTGGAGTTAATGGTACATATGATGGAGTTACAACCGTCCACCCCAAACCATTCCAAATGTTAAGTATTTCCGTTTCAGGATTGTACCAATATTCACCATCCTCTATTTCATATGGATCTTCTAGACTGATTATAGGATCTAATAATGTCCACTCTGAACCATCATATACATAATAGTTAGTACCGTCAAACCAAACGGTATCCGGAGACATATTATCAGGGTCTTGCGGAGAATCTATGTAATCAGCAACTCCACATGAACTGTCGCGGATAACCTTTAAAGTGTTATCATCCGGGTTAAACCATACAGCGCATTCTGGTAAAGTCGCAGCCTCCGATGGGTCCGTATCAGTTCGAAAGAATGTATCCGGCAGAACCCATTGAGAATTAACAACATCCCAGATATACAAATCATCTATCGTTGTTGCGGTATTCCACCACAAATCACATGATTTTCTATCCATAGGGTCGGTAGGGTACGAAGTAAACTCTTGTACAACCCACAACAGGTCTTCATTATCTCTTCTGTATAAAACTCTTTCGGTTGGAACATACCAGAATACAGTGTTAATCGGATATTCTTCATTCGGATCATCACCATCTTCATTCCTTTCCGCATAAACAACAACATTTAATTCTGACCACTGATCGCCAACATATTGATACATCAACTCGTCAGTCTCATTAAACCAAAAATCACCTGTTTCTAAATCGTTTGGATCTTTATCTGATAATAATACTAACTTTTCTTTCCATCGTTTTTCTCTATCATCCCACTTATAGAACAAATCGATAGCATCGTCATACCAGAAAGTATTACATGATAATAATGGTGGTAATAATGGATTTCTAGTTTGTATATAAACACATAGTTTACACCAATGGTTTCCATCCCATTGATACACGTCAGTACCATTAAACCACAATTCTCCACATGATAAATCAGTTGGAGTACTGGATGCATTTATAGTCTCTACCAAAACCCACCCAGACGTTTCATATCTGTAAAGGTTTGTTCCAGACAACCAGTATTCACCCATCTGTGGAATAGATGGATCATTATCAGAAACAATTATTTCAATTGTATTATGTGTTAAACCGGTCCATTGGTATAGTTTAGCATTTGTCTTA